GATCGACCCGCTCATGGGTGGACGGTATTGGCCGGCCGTGGTTGCCTACTTCAACCGCCGGCATGGTCTGGCCGATACCGTACCCCTGCCGGCGGCAGATGGGATCGAGAACTGGCCATGCAAACCAAGTTCACGGCACCGGGATTCCGGCTGATCAACGGGCGCGCCTATTGGGTGGCGCGTCCGGATCTGGTGAAGCGCGGATATCTGCCGCGCACTGTCCGCCTGCATTACGATTTCGACGATCCGGCCGAGCGGGCGCAGGCCGAGGCGCGCTGCCGCGTGCTGCAGGCGGAAATGCTGGAATGGGCAAGCGGGCCGAAACAGGGGGCTAGGTCCGACGGGACGGTGAAAGGCCTCCTGGCCGTGTACCAGACGGACCAGGACAGCCCGTACCGCAAGCTGCGGCACAAGGTCGGGCTGCGGTACGCCGTCAACATGGCGGCGATCGAGCGCACGGTCGGCGGTCGCGTCCTGGCTACCCTTGGCGGCCGGGATTTCCTTCGCTGGTTCGATAATTGGGCGCAGGGTGAGGATGGCGCCCGCCACATTCCGCGCGCCCACGGGCTGATTACGATGCTCCGGCTGGCCCTCAAGTTCGGCGTGGTGCTCGAATTGCCGCACTGCGATCGGCTGTGCACCATCCTGTCTACGCTGCAGTTCGAGGTCGGGCGTCCGCGCACCATCGAGCTGACCGCCGAGCATGCGCTTTCGATCCGGGCCGAGGCGCACCGGTGCGGCCTGCCGTCAATGGCGCTGGCGCAGGCCCTGATGTTCGACCTTCTGCTGAGGCAGAAGGATGTCATCGGCGAATGGATGCCGCAGTCCGAGCCCGGCATGTCCGACGTCACCCTTGGCCATGACAAGTGGCTCTACGGGATTACCTGGGCCAACGTCACGCCCGACCTCGTCCTGACGCACCGGTTGAGCAAGAGCCTGCGCGGCCGGCACGCCATCATGGATCCGCGCGCAGGCAAGGCCAAGGCGTTCGACCTGAAGCTTTACCCTATGGTGATGCAGGAGCTGCAGCACGTGCCCGCCGAGCAGCGCGTCGGGCCGATCGTCAAGGACGAAGCTACCGGCCTGCCCTGGCGCACGTTCAAGTTCCGGCAGCGCTGGCGGGCGATTGCGCGGGCGGCCGGCGTGCCCGACGAGGTGCAGAACCGGGACAGCCGAGCGGGCGGGATCACCGAGGGCATCGAGGCCACCGGCGGCGATATCGAGGCTGCGCGCAAGGCGGCTGGGCATGCGCAGGCCAGCACCACGGCACGCTACAGCCGCGGCGACGATCGAGCGACGGCGAAAGTCGCGGTGCTGCGGGCGGAAAGAAGGAAGCGCGAACGTCCAGAATAACGCGATAGTATGACCGATAGCCGGATCAACGGGTTATGCTGGTTTCGCCGTCATGCTACATAAAGGTCTAAGCCTTGGACAACAAAGAAGAAATTACGCAAATACTGCTGCGCGCCGAGAATGCCCATTTCCGCGACCTGTTGATAAAAGGGCTGCCGGTCACGGGATTGGAACTATCCGAGGACATCGGACATGCGCTCGCCACGGTATAGCGAGACGAGGGCAAGAAATGAGATTGATGCACGTCACAGAGATCGACGAGGGAGAGCTTGCGATACGCATGGCCGAGGCGGCAATAGGCATAAAGCGCCCGCCTGGAAAAACGCAGGCAGAGGTTCTTGCATCGTTTCCGGCAGACTGGGGCGCAGCATTCAGCCGCGCGGCCAGAGCCGCCATGAAATATTGGGGAGAGTGCATCGAGGCGGGGCAAGACGATGACGACTATGACAGCACAGAGGAGCGGTTGCGGGCGGCGCTACAGCGCATACAGACAAAGGCTCCCTCGATGACATATCGGCGATAGCCAGCGAGGCATTACGATGACCAAGTACCGCGATGACTGAGAGACCAAAGCCCGCGCATATCATCAGCGCCCTCGCCCGCATGGCTGAGGGAGCTAGAGAACGCGGACATTACTCAATGGATCGGCTCGACGCCGCTTGGTGTGAGGCGGCGATCGACCTGATTGGTCATATGCACGAGCGATTGCGCGCTCATACTGATTGTCCAGTATGCGCGGATACCGATCGCTATGCGTCCCGACGGGGTGCATTATGACAAAGTACGCATGGGAGAGACAAGAGGCCGGCTGGTACACCAGCCCGCGTGGCGGGATCGTCCAGGAGTACGACGGATGGTATTACTGGCCCGATGATAGCGATCGTAGGATAGGTCCGTTTCGATCAGCCATTGCCGCTATGAGGCACGCTGACCAGGAATCCAAGCGATGACACAGGGCACAATGATGACGCTGCGTGAAAGGCAGCTTGCTCTAGCTGATCGGATCGCATTTGAGATCAAATGCGGCGTTCGGCACTATACGCTCGGAGGAGCCGAGCTTGACTGGGTTATCGAGGCAATCCGCCGCGCATACGGTGAGCAGAAACCATGACCTGCAACCACACCGAAGTCGTCAGACATGCAGCCTGTGATCTGCGCTGCCCCATCTGCGCCGACCCGCGGCGGATGGCCGCCGCGGCCTAACCTATCGCGATCACGACACGGGGGTTCTATCGGAGCAGATTGGTGGGCAGTTGAACCCGACGTGGGTCGAGTGGCTCATGGGGTTCCCGCTCGATTGGACCGACTGCGCGCCCTCGGCAATGCGGTCGTCCCGCAAATCCCGGAAATCATCGGGCGGGCAATCATGAACACTTTGAAGCCATGAGAGTTGACTACACCATAACCGGTGCCGAACCGGATGAAATATGGCCCTTGGTCCGGGATCATCATTATTCCGGGCGGATGCCGGCGAACATTCAGCATTGTTACGCTATCCGGCGGCCGGGTGGATTGTTTGGAGATTCCGGCGAACCGATTGCAGGCATCATCTATTCAATTCCGCCAACCCGTTGGTCAGAAAATTCCCTGGTAGAATTATCACGGCTTGTCCGGCATCCGAGTTGTGCAATTCCATTAACTAAACTGATCAGTTTCACATTCCCATGGCTCAAACGGGCCGGGTGGGCGCTCGCTGTTAGCTTTGCGGATTGGACACAAAAGCACCACGGCGGGATTTATCAGGCTGGCGGTTGGTTATACGGCGGGTTGCGCGAAAGGCGCATGGACGGCCTTCTAATCGGCGGCAAATTCCTTTCCGGGAGGACATGCAACCACGTCTATGGAACGCGGTCGCCAAGCAAGATTTTAGAACGTCTGCCGGAAGCGGATATTGAACCGCATTATGATGAAGGTAAGCACCTGTACTGGCGCCCGGTTGCGGTAGCCGGCCGGGCGAAAGCCAAGCGGCTTGGACTCAAGTCGCTACCCTATCCGAAACCCAATGCGGCCGGTCTAGTGGACGAGCCACCCCCAGGTGGTGTGAGCCCCGAGCATACCGGGGAGGCCGCTCCATGCGCTCTCACTTCTAAAGAGCAAGAATGAAGCAGAAACTCACCATAGAGCGCTTGGGGCTTGATGAGGCGAACGCATTCGTGAAGGCCCATCACCGCCACCATATGCCAGTCATCGGGCACCTGTTTTCAATCGGGGCTGCGCTCGGAGACAAGATCGTTGGCATCGTTATAGTTGGCCGGCCGGTATCCAGAATGCGCGATGACGGGATGACGGCAGAGGTCACCCGCCTCTGCACCGATGGCACCCGTAACGCATGCTCGTTTCTGTACGGGGCGGCTGCTCGCTGCTCTGGCCTCCATAGCCGAATGGGGAGAAATGGGCCATTGCCCGTGCGCGGCGACAGCGCGAGCTGGACCCCGGAGGCGATCGCCGCGCTGCGGGCGCTCGAGCGCGCGGGGCATGAAATGGCGTGGCGCTAATCGGAATTCTGTCCGCAACAAAAAAGCCCCGGTGTTAGCCGGGGCTAGTTTACAGGGAGCGCAGATTAAATCATAAAAGTCGCGAGAGGCCGGCGCTCGGCAGCAGGATGCGCAGGATGAGCAGCAACGCGACCAGCACGAACACAACCCAAATGATCTTGATGACCTTATCCGGCAGGGCCACGCCTGCCACCGTCTGCAGCGCCCATATGATCAGGTAGATCACCGCGGCTACAATCAGCAGATAGATCAGCACCAGGATGATTGACTCAAGCATTGTCGCCTCCTGTGAGTTTGGCCACGACCTCGGCGAGCTCGCCGCGCACAACCTGCATCGCACCGGCAAAATTGAGATGTATGAGACCGGGCTTGCCTTCGGGCGCGACCGTTGCGACAGCGGCCGGATTGACCCAAACCGGCGACCCGTCCGGCCGTTCAAGCTGAATGAATTTCATGGGCAGTTGCCAGCGTCAGTGCGGATGATGTTCTGAATCGAATTCTCAACCGGCAGCGACGTCTTGCTCGGCGGCGGGTGCGTCAACGTCAGGCAGCGGTCGAACAGCGACTGCACGATCTGTCCGATCCGTTCGCCGCGGTGCGCGTGCTGGCGCTCGTTGTAGAAAACAAACGCCAACAAACTGATGTTGGTGATCAGGATGGCGAGCAGAAGCGGGTTGGTCTTGAGCGCGTCGATGATGCCGACTGCCGCCTTGCCGCCGTTGCCGGGCAGGCTCATGTCACAACCTGCCCGTTGATCTTCACGGTCACCGGTCCGGCTGCGGTGAGTGTGATATTGACCTCGGCCTGCTCGTCCGGCGGTATCGGTTCTGGCTCGGGCGGTTCCGGCGCGCTGTCCATGAGGGCCTGCACATCCTGCAGAAGCACGTCGGCCTCATCCCGCAATTCAAGTTCTTTGCGCGTTACGGGTCCCCAGTGCTGTCGCCGTTTTCGCAATCCAATGGCGGTCACCATGGCGGCGAATGCCGGCGAGTGCTTGGCCAGGAACTGATAGCGCGCCCCGTCGCCCATGCCGTATGAACCGATGTCGCTGGCATTCGGCGATCCGGTCCCCTCTCGGAACTGCGGCCAGAACCCGTTCGGGTCGCCCCAATAGCCGGTGAGCATCGGCGGAATGGCCGGATCTGCGGTGGCGATGTTCCATGACGTTTGGAATAGCCCGGCTTCGGCCGTATCCGCCTGTACGTTCGATGCCGTGGTGTCCCGGCCCTCCCAGTACACCCCCGACGATTCCCGAACCCCTAGGCCAATCATGAGGACAAACAGGTGCCGCAGCGTGTCGAGGCCGGCCTGGCTGTTGTCCCAACCCTTGGCCTGCATTTCGGAGCGGTACCAGGTCAGAACGTCGGTATCGGCATTGTTGCGGTCCGCCTGTGCCATGGCGGCGGCACTCGCACTGCCGGTCTTGTACCAGTCGACCGCCAGCGCAAAACTGCAGGCCATACCGGCGAGGTATCCGGGCGGGGCCTTGCCGCGATCCTTCCACGAGTAGTCAAGCAGCGGGCTCTCATCGACGAGCTCGACGATGTCCGCGATCATGGTGTCGGACAGGCCGGATTCGCCGTCCTTCTGTTTCTGATCGAGGTCGTCGAGGGCGGCCCACGTGTTGGGCCCAACCTGGCCGTCTGCGGTGAGGCCGGCCGCGGCCTGGAAACTCTTGACCACTGCATCCGTGGTTGGGCCGAAATCACCATCAGCTGGCACCTGCAGGATGCGCTGCACCTCGGCGACGTCAGCGCCGCTGTCGCCCTGGCTGACGGTGCGCTCGGGCATAGGAGCACCCTTGGGCCACACGTACTTGATGACATCGCTTTTCGAGTAATTCGAGACGTTGACCGCGTCGCTCTGGTTGCCACCCCTGCACTTGTTCGAGCCGTTGGTCTCGCCCTCCCACAAGGTGACGTGACCGCCACCCGATCTCGTCATGACAATGATACAGCCCAAGATAGGATCGGCGATCTCAACGAAGCCCGGATCGTATGCGAACGATTGCGCCCACAAAAACTTATCGGTGTCGGTTGCGCCGAACGGCGGACGAACGTCTGCCGTCGCGCAGCAGAATGCCGCGCACAGTCCACACCACGCGATCGAATCGTGGTTGTACTGGGCGCAGTAGCTGGCCATCTCGGGATACTTGCGGGCGATATAGTCGGCCATCGCCAAGATTTTGCTATTGTCCGCATCGCCCGGTGTTTCCGTCAATCCGGTGATGGCGCGCATGGTGTTGAGCCACGGAGGTACGCCTGCCGTCTGCGTGGCCATCGCGGCCTGGACGTCAGCCTTGGTCGGCTGCTTCGCTTTCTTTGCCATTGTTCTCACCCAAAATTTCCGAAACCAGATGGCGCAGTATGTGCGAATGAAGTCGCGCCAAAATTGGCCGTGACCGTCTCGTTTGCAGTTGCAGCACAAGTCCAAACCACGAAGTATGGTCCGGCGTTGAGCCCAGAAATGTCAAAACCGCCGGTGTTGGTCGCCGGATTGGCCGCGCCGCTGTTGTTCCAGTTGCCGTTGTTCTTGCGGAACCAGATGCGCTCGTTGTCCAGGTCGAGCGCCATGTCGATCAGATCGCCGGTGGTGTAGGTTACAATAGTCCCGATGCTGCCAGAATCTAGGAACACCTGCCCCAGGACACTGTAGTAGCCGACACCATCAGCATCCGCGCCGGGGAAATCGGAGGTGGCTTCAATTGGCAGGCTGGAGTTCGCGAGTCCGATGAAGACGCCACTGCCAGCAACGAGGCTAGAAAATTCACAGTAGTATTTTCCAGACGACTTTCCGGCCACCGTCCGGACAGAGTTGTTGCTTGCCCCTTCGATTGATGTGGCAGTCAGATCGCCGTTGCTCAGATTGATGGACGAGGATTTGTCGGCCGAGTTCCACGTCGTCGATGCCGCTGCTGGCAGCACGGCGTCTGCAAACAGGCTACCAGCACCCGCCATGCTCACTTGCAGCCGCAGTTTAGATCGCGCCAGCGCTGACAGAACGCCGGCGCCGGCAAACGTCGCATGCAATTGCAGCAGTTCGGCCGGCAATTGAGCATTCGCTTGCAGCGCGCTTGCCCCGGCGAGCGCGGCCTGCGCTCGAGCGTTCTGCCGCGTCAGCGCAGTGAGAACGCCGCTGCCCCCGAAGATGGCATCCAGCGTGTCGACGGACGGCGCAATAATTGACGTGGTTTCGTAGCCGTAAAGTGTAAGGCTTCCGCTTTTCCAGCTTGCCGCGGCACCGAAGCGGAATTGCAGACCAGTGATTGCGCCGAGATTCTTCAGCCGTCCGGAACCCTTCGCCGTCGCCATGCCGCCCGGAGTGTTGGCGGCAATCTGCCAGTCGAACAGGACATACACCGTCACGCCCAGTGTCGGCGTGCTGAATCTGATCCAGCCATTCAGCGCCACGTCATCGTCGGCGGCCGAGTACAAAACGATCTCGTCATCGGCCGACGAAGCTGATGCGGTGAGCGAAAACTGAGTACCCTCAGTCCTGTTCCACGCGTAGTCAGCAGTGCCGTCGTTGAAGCCCGGACTGTTGCCGCTCGCCAGGCGCAGGTTGAACGACTGCCCAGTGAACTGCGGCGTCAGATTGCTGAAGCGAATCTCGTATGCGTTAAACGTGCTGTCGAGGTTTGCCGTGAACTCTGCAGAGGTGTCGCCGCTATCAATGCTTATGGTTTCCAATTTGCGGCAGCCGTTGTCATATGGAATTGGGCTCTCGCCAGGCAGATATTCCGCATCGATCTCACCGCCCGTGCCGATCGGCACATAGCGGCGGACCCGCGATGTCACGCCGTCAGTTACGTCGATCCGGTAAGAGCCGCCCGCGACGTGGAAAAAATATGGGCCGTCTGCGGCCTCATACTGCTCTGTCGGCGGCGTGAAGTTCGACGTGTGACGCGCCGTCCCGACCGAGATGCGGAACTCGTCAATGTTGCCGGTCCACAACTCCGAGAACTCGGTCAGCCCGCCGACGCGAACCTCGGTCGCGCCAGGGTTTACTGTTCCAGAGAACGCAACATCGCCGCCTTGCTGCGCGCCGTCCACAAAGAGCTTGAGCGTATTTCCGGTGCGGACGAACTCGACGTGGTGCCAGCCAGGGTTCAGGCTGCTGGTGTATTGGGTTGTCCCGGTGACCGTCGTCGCCGTCGCTATCGCCGCCACACTGGCGGTAATGACGTTGCCTGCGGTTTTTCTTATCTGCCAGGACGAGTTGCCATGCGCGAGCGTGCTGAACGCCACTTGCTGCGCGAGAACGCGGGCCGCGCCGCCTGCGTCCTCGGCCAGGAAGCGCAGGTCGATCGTGAAGTCGCCGGCGCCGAGATCGAGATCGTCATACTCGTCAGTCTCGATCGTGTCATTGAACGAAGTGCCCAGCAACAGCGATGTCCCGAACGCGCCTTCGCTGTCGATCTGCGCCGCGCCGGTTGCCGTCCACGCGCGCGTGACGAGCGCGCCGTCGTCGACGATAGACTGCGATCCGATCGCGCCCTCGAAATGCAGAAGCACGTTGGTGAAACTGTCGTTGCCGCCCACCGGCGCGAATGGATTTGATCGCGCGACCGTTCCCTCACGATCGCTGAACAGGCTGGCGGCCCCGCCGTCCTCGTCCGTGACCGTGACGCTGGTCGGGACAATGACGTCGCCTTCATCATCGAATTCGCATTCTGAGAACCGCGCCAGCGTCACTTGAGGAAGCCATAGAGCGATACTGAACCGGATGTGATCGTGCCAGTGCTCGGCAGGATACGGACGGCCGTGATAGCAGTGAGCGCGGCGATGTAGCGGCCCGAGCCAAATGTGGTAACGATTTCAGGATGAGGACTCAGATAGACGCCCTGCCATCCGAACATCTTGTAGATCGTCGAGGATTCTGGATTGCTGAAAAAGATGTTGAAGTTGAAACTTTCGGACGCGTCATTGCCGATCGAATTGGCGAGCTTGATCTGATTATCGGCGCTGTCCCCGCTCGCCGTGATTGCCGGTGACACGGTGCCGTCATTCAGTTGCCAGGCGTAGTCAGAGGCTCCGGCTTGATACGTCGGCCCGCCGCCGGTGCCGATGCGCAGCCACATCGCGGCGCCATCGCTCGATGGCCGGAGACTGCTGCCTCGCAGTTCGAACGAGTCAAAGTAGGCATCATACCCAGAGAGCAGAAAATCGAGCTGGGCGCTGGCGCTAGCGGTTTGCGTGTCGAGCAGATAGACCGCGGCCTGTCCAGCTGCCGCGGCCGCTGCGGTGATGTCGAATTCCGCAGCCGTGCCGATCCCCTTGTAACGAACGGTGCGGCGAAAATTTCCCTTGGTGGCGATGATGCGATACGCGCCGCCCAGGACGTGGAACGAGAATGATCCATCGGCATTGCCAGTAAACGGATTGGTTATCGGCGTCGCGCCAGCCCGGTCGCTGTAGAGCGCTGCCAGTGCGCCAGTCAGTTCCGAACGCACCTCGATCGTCGGGCTCGCCTGCACATTGCCCGACGCGTCGACAACGAAACTCTGATAGCGCGCCAGTGCCATGGGTTAAACCTGCGGCCCGACGATGTCGCCTGTAACGGTAAACGTCACGAAGGCGACGCCGTCGATCGCATTGCCGGCGGCCCCGCCCGATCCGGCAGTACCGCCGGCCAAGGCCGCGGCATTCTGACCAGCAACACCAGGACCCCCGCCGTAGCCGCCGTTGCAGTTCACCTCGATGCCAGGACTGCCGCCGGTGGTGAACGTTCCCGACTGACCCTCTGAGGTGCCGCCGCCGCCCAGGCCAGGCACTCGGCCTGCCCCGCCGCCGCCGCCGCCCACACGGCTGCCGCCAGGACCGATGCCCATGCCGCCGCCGCCGCCGCCGCCCCAGATCGAACCGTTGTTCTCCAGGCTGAATGCGACCGTGGTCTTGAGCGCCGTGCCACCCGGTTGACCGTCGTTCGCGAATGCCAGACCGCCGGCGCGACCACCAGCACCGGCTATCATGCCGTTGTTGATCAGGACGCGCGTGACGCCGGCCGGCCAGGATCCCCAATCGAGCGATACCAATTCGCTGGAAGTCGATCCAATTTTGATCGAGGTGTTCACGTAGACGGTGACGGTATCGCCGGATATCGGCTCGGGGAACAGTTCGTCATGCCGCGTCCTGATGTTGATATTGTTCTCGTCAGAGTCGAAGATGATCGTGTGTTGAGTTGGGTCGACGATCGCGCCCGCGTATTCCGTGAACAGCATTTCCTCGGCTTCGACCACGTATTCCTCGGCCTTCGGCTTGATTCTGGTCACAGTGATCGGCGTAGTTGTCTCCGCTCCGGTGTCGTCCTGGATCATCCAGCCGCCGAGCTGGTAGCCGCCGCCGAGCGTCGGATCAGTGCCGGCGTCACGCGCAAGCGCCAACGTGAAACGGCGCGGCGCGGTGACGTAACGGCTCAGATACGCATAGCCCAGGCGCTCTGCGACTGCACGACCGCCGGCTGCTACACCATCAGCCAGGATGCGCGCAATCGACGCGCCGCCGAACGTCTCTTCTGCCTCCTCGTCGAACACCTCGACCATTGATCGGTAATTTTCTAGCTCGTCATGGCGCTTCAGCGGATTGACTTGCCCAAAATAGACCTGCACGCGCGTGACGCGCTTCTCTGGCTGCTCCTTGGCTTCCAGGGTGCCGGCCTTTATGTTGCCGCCGTCATAAACGTCGGCCTCGGTGCCGATCGCACGCAACACCTGAAACCGTATCTGTTGAGTAATCTCGTCCTGCCAGACCGCGGCGCCCATCTGCTTCAGAAGCCGACTAATCAGTGTGTTGACGCCTGTCGGCTCCGCGACGTTGACCGTATAAACGTTGCCAATGAAACTTGCCGATTCCGCCTGCCATTCCGAGAGATTGATCAGTCCGGCGCTCACGCCCGCATAGTTGACAAGCCAATCCCAGATGATGTCGACGCCATCCTGGCCCACTGCCCGGTAGACGACCTGCACGCGATCGCCGGCCGAATGCGCCACCGCCTCGGTATTCAGTTGAGCACGGACAATCGTGAGAGTGTCGCTGGCGCGCGTGAACGAGACGATTTCCTTGCCGCCGATGTTGGCATAGCCCGATGCGGGATAGGTCGCGCCGATGCCGGCCTCTGAGAGCACCAGCGACAGCGCGCCAGAGGTGATGTCAGATTGCAGAAATCCGTTGCTCGCAGCCGGCGCCTGAGATCGATCAGAATCAGCCAGCTTGAGAGTGTCCTTGGCAATGATGGAAAAGTAGCCAGCAGGAGTTGGCCCGTCCGTGCTCTCGATGATGTAATGTCGCGTTTCCATGTCCTCGATTTCATCACCCAGGACGCCTCGGATCAGGCGCAGCGCTCTGCCTCGCAAGGATGGATGACGGAAACGAAACTTGCCCCAGAATGTGCCCTGCTCGAATGGATCGTAATCGCGCTCGGAAAGATACTTGTCGAAGCCAACGCCGGTGTCCGAGTGCTTGCTGTCGCGCATGGTCACCCGGATCGAACCGCGAGTGCCCAAGTCTTGGCCGAGCGACACAGTCTGCGGCGTCACATCGACATCTTCTGGGCGCTGAATGAATGGCAGACAGTCGATGTCAGTCGGCAAATAATCGGTGTCCAGCGCAAAACGCAGCGTGGTGGGAACCTGAGGGCAGTCCCCTGGCTCGTCCAGGTCGGTGTAATTCGGTAAATCCTGGCAGGTGCCCCGACTCTGAAAACATTTTCTTGTACCAGTAGGCGGCGACGACGTTAGAGACGCGGTGCACGGCGAAACGCCGTATGTGAGCGAGCAGTATGATATGTCGATCTCGACATAAAGCAGAACTTCGCTCATCGCTCACGCAATGCCCCGCATGGCCAATGTGGTATGCACACGCTGCGTGATGGTGCTGGTCACGGCGTCCGGGTTGTTAGTGAGCCACGCGTAAGACGCTTCCAACGGATAAGTCTCCGGGTGCCACGCGAAAAAGAACGGCTTGGTGCGGGCGAACTGCAGGAACGGGTCCATGTAGGTGCGCCACCAATCCGGCTCGAAATGCTCGAAGCGCGCCTCAGACTCGCGCCATTCCTGCAACAGCGTGCGGCCAAGGAAGTTTCCAGTCTCGCTCATGCCGTTGACGACGATCGAGCGCCGGCCGTACTTCATGGGAACGTGATCAGCTTCAACCGTGATGCTGCGCTGAGGCACCAGCAGCTTGCCGACGTACATCGAACCGATTCGCGGCGACTCGCTGCCGCCCTGGATGCGCAGCCGGATGTGCGTCAACGGCTGCGGCTCGAAACGAAAGATCGTCGGTGAATCGTCTGGCAGCAGCATCTCGTCGATCAGCGTGACGTAAGGCTGATCGGGCGAATCAGGTGCGACGTCGATCTTGCCTTCGACCGAAACCGTGAAGCCGCCGCTGCCGAGGTTGTGCGCGGCGATCGCCAGATAATCGATATCGTCGCCATAGGTGATGCCGCTGACCGACACATACTCGTCGGAAGCGGTGTTGGCGCCGCCGAGCCAGTACAGATGGGTCGCTGGATTGGCAATATTGGTCACTGGGTGCGATGAATCTTCAGTGGTGCTGTCCACGTTGCTGCTGGTCGCAAGCTGATGGTAGCCAATCCACGGGCATCCTGGCGGCCCCTCATCGACTTCAGCCAGGACAAGCGAGCTGCTCAGCACGATCATGCGCGGCTCGCGTCGAACAACACGCGCCCTCCGCTGTCACGCTGCCATTCCAGGATGCCGTTGACGATGTCGCGCACCACGTCGCCACGGAAGTAGTCGCCTGATCGCACGCCAGTCACGTTGAGCGTGGCGCTGTCCTGCCTCCTAGGCTTGCCAGGCGTCTCGACGGTGACCCGCTCGCCGGCGGTGGCCATGAACGATACCGGCACGCGGTCGATGCCAGCCGGACCAGCGATGTTGAATGAGCCGCCGTGCGCCATGCCGATCGGCGTGCCCTTGATTGCAGCGACCAGCGACAAGCCCTTGGCCAAGACTATGGCGGCAGCAGCGAGGTTGCCAGGAAACGGACCGACGAGCGCCTCGGCAGAGGCAGCAAAAGATGAGAACAGAGCTTGCGCCGCCATCGCGATCTTGGAAGCTCGAACCCAATCTTTCTGATCACCACCAATCGCCGTGAACATTTCTCCGAACGCGCCGGCAATCTGCCCGGCAGCACTGGAATAGGTCGCAGCCAGCGCCATGGCCGCCTTCTGCGACGCTGCGACGCGAACTTCTTCGGTGATCTTTCCTTTCTGGTGCAGTAGATCAATCTGGTCTAGCTTGAGTGCATACTGATCCCAGGGGGTCAAGAACTCCTGCGTCAGCTTCATGCCCTGCAGTCCAAGCATGGCTTCATTCAATTTTTGAACTGAAGGAGGAAGCGCGAGAATAGCTTTATTGCCTTCGAAGAATGATGCCTCGACGAGCTTCATCTGAACGGCAGTCTGCGCCAGACCAGGAGCCAGCTGACGGGAAAAAACATTGGACGCTTCGATGGTCTCGATTCGCAGGCTCTCCAGCTTCTTCCTCAGAGCTTCCGCAATCTGCGCCTGCTCCTTGGACTGCATCTCGCGCTTCAGTTTGGCTTCCGCTTCAGCCTGCGCATCCAGCGACTTCTTCAAGCGATCGGTCTGGTCAGTCAATGCGGCAGTGCTGATGCCGACTGACTGAAGCAGCTTGGCGAAATCATTCATGAAAGTAGAAGACTCACTGAGTTGCCCCAGCGCTTTGGCAGCAAAGACAATGCCAGCGGCAATCAGAGCGAACTTGAGCAGCAGCGGAGACAGTATGGCGACTATCGCACCCATCGCGATCAGGAACGGAGTGGAGTTATCAGCGACGAATCTCAACGCTCTGCCTATCGCCTCCGCCGTCGACCGGAAACCATCGGAGTCAAGAGTCGCCTTGACTATCTTATTGCTCAGGTCCTCCAGCCGCGGCAGCACTAGGCTGGCAATGACGTTGTAGAACCCCTGACTGGCGGCAGACATCCGCTTTAGGTTGTCCTGAAAATTCTCTGCCTGCTTGGCCGTATCCTTACTGATGACAAGATTCAGCTTCTGCGCCTGCTCGTAGACTTCCTGAATTCCTTTCGCTCCAGAGTTCAGCAGCGGAATGAGCTGCTGACCAACGCGCGCACCGAACACCCCCATCGCGATGGCGGTCTTGGTCGCGCCATCCTCAGTGCGCGCGAACTCGAACGCCAGCTTCTCGAGCTGCTTCTCCGGTGTCAGATCCTTGAATGCCTTGGCATCGATGCCAAGCGCCTTCAAGGCGCGCGCCATCTCGCCAGTTTCCTTGTCGGCGTCGGTCATGCCCTTGGCAAGCCGACCCATCGCCTTGGTGAGTGACTCGATGCTCACATCGGACAGGCCAGCCGCCAGCGACAAGGCCGACATGGCCTCAGTGGTGACGCCGATCTTCTGGGCTTCCTTGCCGAGCTTGTCCATTGAATCAATGGCGCGCCCGACACCCTTGATCATGTCTCCGATCGCGCTGCCGACCTTGTCGAATATCTCAGCAAGTTTTATCCCGGCAGCAACAGCAGTAGCGTCGCGCGCGAAGCCCTTCAGGCCGCTGCTGGCCTTCTTGATGCCATCCTCGAACTCGCCGGTATCGGCTCCGAGGACAACACGTAGTGCGCCAATAATGGCGGCCATCAGCCAGCTACCTTACCTTTTCGCGCGGCCTCGACGCGCTCCATGGCCTTGACCCACTTGTTCATGACTTCAGCCTGCTCCTCCAGCGTCTGCTTGCGGCGTCTCTGCGAGGGCTCATCCTTGAGCAGGAGACGATTGAGCTTCGGCATTGATTTCGTTCTGCTCAAAGCAGCAACGTGCCAGGCCAGCCAGGCGCGCTCGTTGTGCTCGCGCCTGCGCTTGACTTCATAGGCGCGGAAAGTCGCGTTGATCTGCCGCGGCGTGCGACGCCAGAAAACGTCAGCGTCTAGCCCGAGGGACTCCCAGAGGGCGAGGAGTGCTTCCCATTGGGACCGGGTGTCACCATCTGCGGAGGGCGGGCAGAACCATCCTCCGGCTCGAACGTGGCATTCAGCGCTTTGGTGATGATGTCGCTGGTCTCGTTCGGCAATTGATGCTTCCAGATCTCTGTCACGTCTTCCATGCTGAGACCAGGATGATGGTCCTGCAGACCAGCCCAGAATATCTTCTGCAATGTGCTCAGCCGAAAATTCTCTGGATCGTTCGCCAACTTGACGATCTTCGTGGTGCTCATGTCCAGCATCTCTTCCAGCTGCCGCAGCGCGTTAGTGGAAAAATGCATGGTGTAGCTGGACGCGCCAGCCCTGAACTCAATATCTCCGCGCAAGGAGTTCGCCATCGTTATCCTCAGTAGTTGGTTGTGATCAGGCCGGTCACCTTGATCGTGACGGTGGCCGTCATCTTATCATCTACTGGCGCTTCCGGCTCATAGCCCGTGATCTCTCCGTTGAATGTCCACGACATGCCATTGGAGAAGATGATCTGGCAGCTGCGGCGCCGGCTCTCAGTGACTGCCGTGTTCATCCAGTCGAACAATATCTGGTCTGTTTCGCTGCCAGGAATGAAGTTCATCTCGAACGAAGTTTCACCAGGATCGATTAGTCCGCTGATGAACTCGCGAATGCGACCGGGAGACTGCATGTGAGTGACGTCGACCTGATCCACGGTAAGCGACGGAGGCGTTATGTTGCTGACCTCCGACAGGTACATGTAGTCCGTTGGGGAGGACCCGCTGTTGCCAACGCGAAAGAATGAGCCATAGCCAAGCAACGCGCTGCTTGCTTGACCTTCGGGAGGGGAGTTAGCCATCGGGTTTGCTCCTTTGTGTGATCACTTCTTTGCCGCCAGTCGAGCAGCCTTGCGCGCCGCCCGCGCCGCGGCTTTCTCTATCTCGATCCAGAGATCGTCGGCCACGCTTTTCAACGCCGTCTGTTTGTTGGCATCCCACGCCGGCCGCAGCGTCGGGTGCGGTGTGCTGTTGACGGTTCCGAATTCTTCCGTGATTGCTTGTGCAAGCGCGCCGGGGCCGGCAAAGACTTCCACTTCGGATTCTTTTTGATGTTGCGATCGCTGACGCTTCGACAGCTTGTCGCTAACGCCAAATGAGCGCTGAAGTCTACCCGTCAGCACGCGCGACGCTGATCTGGCATCATCTGCGATCGGTTGGCCGGCCTTGATCAGCGCCCGCTTGATCACGTTTTTCTGGGTAGCTCTCGGCAATTCGCCAAGCGCATCCAGCGTGTCGCTCAATCCCTCAACGACGAAAGTCTTTTTCGCCAATTCAGTACTCGGCGAACTTGAAGAAATAATCCCTGCGGCGAGCAAACAACTTGGCAGTCGAGTCATACTCGTCGCGACCTATGTCATGGAACACACCGTGGATGTTCACGGTTGACTGCGGCGAGTTCGATCCATATGCAACCACACCGCGGAACCCGCTCAGTGCATCGAAGCAGGCATCCCCAAGCTGAGCAGACAGGTCGGCTGTCAGAGCCCAGCCGTCAATCTGGTAGCGCGCACTGATCAGATTATCTGAGCTTCGCATGTTATAAGTCGTGTCTTCAGTCACCAGGAAATACACCACACTCGGGCTGGTGATGCCCTGCGGCAGCAGGGTCGGATAGACGCGCGAGCCTCCGACCAAGCCGGACACGGTGGCGTTGTTCAGCAGCAATTGCCTGATCGCCGGGCGGATGTCTTTCATCTACGTCCCGTTGTTCGACCGCGCTATTTCCAGCCACGCGCTGAGAGCGACGCTGTAAACTAGCGTGATAGTGTCTTCTTCGTTATCGAGTACCATGTCGCCGGCCAATTTGAGATTTCCCGTGCCATCCTTGAGGGTAACGGTGCGGGCAGAATTGGCGGCGCGGAGAATGAGTAATTCGCAGACTCCTAGGGATGGGGTGATCGTGTCCAGATCGTCGGACGCGGCATCGGCTTCAGTGTCGACGGTATGAAACGACTGCGTTTGAGAGATGACTCCAGATGCGATGGTCCGCTCGGACTCACCCAGATAAAATGCGAGCGGCCCACTGCATAATGTTCGACCGCTAATGATTGTATTAGCGCCTGGAATAGTGATTCCACTTCCTCCAAAAATTATCTGGTCAACACCCCCACTCGCCAGCGTTGGTGTTCCGCCGCCGCTTGGGTTGTCATATAGCCTGAACTTGCTAGTCGCACCCTTTTTTGCCTCTATATAGGTGAAGTCCGTTGGCGCAGCCGACGATGCATTAACTTGCAAGTATCCTGTTGTGTTTGTCGTTGGTGGCGTTGCGCTGTCGCCTGCTGCCCCCACATCAGCATAAGATGGCGTAGTCGGCAGCAGCGACGAATTGTTCAGAAGCGGATAAACATCCTGATCAACCGTCGCGATCAATCCAGTTGTGTTGGTTACGGTGCCCCCAGCGACGGTGCGATAAATTCTGTAACCGCCAACCGCGCCCTCGACGGGCGTCCATGTGACCAAGTTATTTTGATTGTCCTGAGATAGATCATCAAAGCCAACGGCAGTGCTTACCTCCGCAGACGATTGCGATGTGAGACCATCCGCGAGAACGGCAACGACTTTATAAGCATAGGTTTTACTGCCGCCGCCAACACATTGGTACTGCCCAAGGCACCCGGTTTGAACGCTGGTAATGGTTGGAACACCGAGAGCCTGGATATCCACGCGCCCATTGATTGCGCCGCCGAGCGTGAGATTGTCCCCGAACTGAACCACACCATCGCCAGTGCGGATGGCCATGCTCAGATTAAGCGCTGCTTCCATGTCTGGGATATTGATCCCGATATTGTTGATCACATTGCCCGCGTCAATCTTGTTCTCAAACCATCCCGCTATGGCATTGGCGGTATGGCTCTCGACTTTGACACACCCACCAATACCGACGCCGATCTTATTCGATAATGCAATAATGTTCTGATTGAGATAAACCCGACCCAGAACACCAGAAACGCCCCCGGCCGTATCGATCGGATCGAATTCATTCACGGAGCAATAGCCATTTGTGAATACGGTGAACAAGCCACCAATCGCACCATCGCCAACAACCCCACCGCCGCCTGGATTGCCCATGGACGCCGTACCCATTACTCCGCAAGTCGGATTGGTGCTTCCTGCAGAACCTTCACGATGCAACCGATATGCAGAGAACCGTCCTCCAACCAGCCAAGCTAGAACGGTATCGCTGTCTGATGAGACGGTTCCGGATACGCCGCAATACATTGAACCGTGGTTGTCAACGTCGGTGCTTGGAGTCACCTCCGTATGAAACGACGGTCCGATAAATTCGAGTTCATCAGGAGCCGGGGCCGGACCAGTAAATTCCCAACGCAGGTCGAATGGAGACTTAAAAACTCGATCGCCAGCCAATTGGGTGCCCGCATTGTCAAACGAAATGACGTACTGGGTTGGACTATCTTGAACATAAAGTGCCCCCGTGCCTCCGTTATCAGCAGCCGCGGAATTGATCCAACCATCCGAAGAAGTCCTAACCGCAAATCCAGCATCAGAACCGAGCGACGCGTCAAGGTCTGGATCGAGATTATCCAATCGACTGTCGAGCGTTGCCGACATTGTTTCGAGCGCATCAAGCCGCGCGTCAGCGTCGGTAAAACCCGTGTCGTGCGTATCAAGCCGGCCCTCTACATCCGAGAAGCCGCTGTTGATCTTGCCGCCAGCGGTTCGGAGCGTATCACCAGTGCCGTCGTCCGGAGTAGAGCCGATATTGATTGGATCGTAACTCATGTTTCGGCATCCATGGTTATTTCAGTGGAATCAAAAGTCGTGTCTTCCGAGTCGAAAGTCACCGATTGCTCGTCGTCGCCGACGACTAGCGGAAGCTCACCCGCAGCCCAGGCATCGACCTCGATGCCCTGCCTCCGGCCGATCTCGCGCACGTCGGTGATGTTGAATTGTCGACCGTCGAACAGAATGCGATGCTCGACCGTTATGCCGGATACTGCATTCGACCAACGGAATGCAAACGTCTTGACGGCATAACCGACATTCTGGCGCGCCGCGAAACGTTCGGCCCCGGCATTCTCGCGCTTCTCGGCCCAGACCGTCGCCACGGTGCTCCACTCGACGACTTCCTCGCCGCTGTCACTGTGCGTGATCAACTGACTTTGGATCGTGATGCGGCGATCGAGCTTCTCGTGCTGCATGCGTCATCCGCGTCGCTGCGTGTTGTGCCGGCGCGCGCTCTGTGTGTTCGATCGGCGACCGCTGGAAACTTGAGGAGAGCGCGAGATGGTGTTTTCGTTGGCGGGCGAGAACACGCGGACGCTACCCTCGCGCAGTGGGATTGCGCGGACCCGTTCAGTATCAACCGAGAGCGTGCCGGACCCAGCAAAGACGGCATGTATTTGCTGATGGCTGATTACGGTAACGCTGAGCGCCCCGTCGCCACTGAACGTCGCTGCCGCCGCCGCGCCAACCACCGCGCGCGCAGACATCGCGCCACTGCCGGCGAATGTGGCCTGCGCAAGTTTGTTTTGCGCCTGAACCGATAGCGAGCCGGAACCGTTGAACCTCGCCGCGGCCAGCTTGACAACATACGCGTCAGCCGAAAACGAGCCGAGGCCCAGGAACCGCGCGGCGATGGCGGCCCGCAGCGTGGCGAGCGCCGACAGCGAGCCAACGCCGTCAAAGCGCGCGGCGGCTGAAAGCCGAAGCCGCGCCAGCGCCGATAGATTTCCAACGCCATCGAAGCGCGCCGAGATGCTGGCGCGCACCGTCGCAAGGACGGATAACGAGCCAGCGCCGTTGAAGGTGGCTTCGCCGAGTTGAATGCCAGCCTGAACGGCCTGGGCCGAAAGGTTGCCAGTGCCGTTGAAGATTGCAGCGGCTTGCTGGCGCGATGTCGTGTTGATCGACATCGAGCCAGCGCCGTTGAAGATCGCGCTGGCCTGAAAGCGGGCGGCAACCAGGGCAGAGAGGCTGCCGGCACCTGCGAATATTGCCTCACCAAAATGCCGGCCGGCCAGGACGGCATCGGCCGATACATTACCGGCACCGTTGAATATTGCAGCCGCTGCGTGGCCTTGCGTAACGTTGGCGGAAAGATTGCCAGCACCCGCAAACGTCGCTTCCGCGGTCTTGGATTTCTGCGCATTGACGGACAAAGCGCCGCCGCCGGCAAATCGCGCCTCGGCAAACTGTTGCGCTACCGCGAACTCAACCTCGACAAACGAGACGACCGCATAAGTATCCGCAGTCGTTTGCCCGTCCGCTGAGAGCGAGCCAGCGCCGTTGAATGTGGAAGCCGCGCCATGTGCCTGGCTTGCAGCCGCCTGCAGCGAGCCAGCACCCTCTAAAGTCGCCGCCGCCGTTTTCGATTTACCGGCATCAGCGGAAACGGTGCCGATGCCATCAAATCTTGCAGCCGCTTGGTACGTTTGCTGCGTGGCAACCGACAGTGAGCCTGCGCCGTCTAACCTCCCTTCCCCTGAATATGCGAGCGCAAATTGAATCTCGACAAACGAGACGATAGCGCTGGCGCTTTGGGTTGTATCAGCCGACAGCGAGCCAGCGCCATTAAAGCGCGGCGTTACCGAATGCCTCAGATTTTCGTCGGCGCTGAAACCGCCGACAAGATCAGTGCCGGACGCTGTGCTGAGAGTTCTCAGCGCCATAGCATCAGCTCAGCGTGATCTTCATCTGTGCCGCGGCGGCAATGACGATCGTGTCATTGCTGGCCATGCCGACCGACGCGCCGAATGTGCCGTACATCAGACGCTGCCCGCCGCTCGACGAGTTCCACATGTTCCAACCCACCGCAGTCATGATGGCAGTGGATGTGCCCTGCGGCGAGGCCGAACTGAGAATCGTTGCCGACATCTGCGGCGAGTTGGCCGCGGCGTATTTCAGCGTGCCGCGCGAACGGAACGGGCCGTCAAATGCCGATTGTGTCGTTGGCGACTGCGTGGCGTATGAAACCCAGCGCGAACCCGGCTGCGTCGCCGCTGCGCCGCCGAGCACCCAATCGAGCAGAAGTTTACGCGCGAATGGATCGAGCGGCACGAATCACACCGCCCCAACTGCCTGCAGATAGGGCAGCAGTGCGTCGTAGAGTTCACCCTGCTCTGTTGAGTTCAGCGATGATCCAATACCGCCAGCCGACAACTCCCAGGCACTGTTGGCAATGCCGCTCTCGCCTTTCAAAAACACAATATTTTCATTATTCGGCGCTGAAGAAGTTTCAGGAAAATCATCAACGTCAGTACCATTCCGATACAGTTGTGAATTGCTTGAGTCTGTACGATTGACGGAAAAAAGCGCAATCGTGGTGGAAGGCGACGACTCATTACTGCTGGAGTTGGAATTACATGCAAAATACGTCTGCCCGCTGAAATTTACATATATCCTGAGGCCCGCCGCACCAGAGACATATCCGATTGCATCGGCTGGTGCTACAGAGCCCGGATTCGTTCTGTTCCAGGCGAACACGCACGCGCTATTTTGAGTAAAATGCGGACTACCTGATGTCGGATTGAATCCTGTGTCGAGATATCCCGTCCCATCATCGCTATTGAAACCGCGATCGGCGGTAAAGTCTGGCGCACTGACCGCAGTGATACCAAAGCTCGACGATTTCAGATTTGTGAGCGCAGTCGAGCTATCAGGAGCCGCAAACAGATAAAGCGCGTCGAGCTTGGCCCATATCCCAGCGCTGACGAGCGCGTCGATTGCGTCTGCATACAAATTCTTTCTGGTCGTGCCTGGATCGGAAATCCGATCGAAGAATTGTTGCGCCTCATCGGAATAAACAACTCCGGGATTTGCCGTCAACTCAATGTAGAGATCGTTGAAATCACTGATCGCCGAGAACTGCGGCGATGTCAGCGTCTGCTCACCATCGACGTATGACGTGGTAATATCGTCATGCGACCACGCTGCGATCTCAGTAGCGCCCTGCAGCAGGCGCACTTGCAGATCGATCGTATCGGTACCGACTTTTTTGTACCGATATCTCACCTTCATCGGCTGTTGCGGAGCCGAGCCGGGATTGCTCAGCCGAAGCTTGCAGGCGTCATTCGACGGATTGCTCGATGAGCGGATGAAATCGGAATCGCTGGCGCTGGTCTCGTCGACCTTGTCGAACAGCGTAGTGCCGCCCGACTGATCGGTCCAGCCGCCATCCGTATCATCAGCATCCGGACGCAGATAATCCGGCATCGCTCAATCCATCACAGCGTCATGACAGCGTGATGATCAGCG